AATGCCACTAACAGGAGTGATGCGAGCAAAAATGAATGGATTCAATTTATTAAAGATATTAAGGAGAATTGGACTTTGTGCAAAGGTAATAGGTTATTTGGACAATTTTCCAAGATATTTGGCCTTTTGGTAACATTTGGTTTGTGCAATGCAGATAATGTTACATTTGATATTAAGGGTTATAAATTAATTGAACCTGATCTTCGCGTTATACACGGTGACGCCCAAGATATAATTTCTGCGTGTTGTGATACAGTCGTGTTTTGGGTTGAATCTTGTTACGCAGCATGGAAAACAAAGAGTTTTACTCCCTTTTTAATTGGCAACACAGATGCTTCAAATTTAGATATGGAGTATCATGAACTTGTCCGTTTTTGGGATCTTGCGCGCAACGGAAATTTGTTAGGCATGCATGGAGTGACTGATGCTGAATTTGTGTCGCGCCTTGAAAATATGGCGACTAAATTACGCAGAGTTATACCCACATTGCGTGGGCTTGACAAGCAGGTTGTTGAGAGGAAGTTTACGAACATTCTTTCTATTATTAACGATCATTCTATTTCCAAGATGGCGGCAGGTTATAGGCGTGCCCCATTTGCTATAGAATTTTTTGGACCTAGTAGTCAAGGTAAGACCTTTTGTGCCGAACAAGTGACTGCGGCATTATTTGCTTCAGCTGGTATTGACAATTCAAAAGGGAAGAAGTTCATGTTTGACTCTTCAAAGAAACATTGGGATGGCGCTCGTTCAGACATTAACCATTTTATTATTAATGATCATGGAAATGTCAGATCTGATTTTGTGGAAGTTTCTCCTTGTGATGCTATCCAAAAAATTTGTGATAACGCTCCATGCGTTGCACCAATGGCGGATTTAGCTCGCAAGGAAAAAACGTGGCTTGAACCTGAATTGGTTACAGTAACGACCAATGTCAAGGATCTAGATGCTAGATTATATTCCAATTGTCCATATTCTATTCAAAGACGTATGCACGTTGTCATAGATGTTTTTGCGAAGATGGAATTTCAACGTGTTAAGGATGGTGTGTGTTTGGGATTAGATTCCAATAAGGTACTGGAGAAATATACAATTGATGGCCAATTTGTTCCGCCTCCTTTTGATGATGTGTGGGAACTGACATTGTCAGTTGCTGTTCCTCCCGCCAATCTTAAGACTGGTGCTTCATATCGTGTCATTGAATGGAATGGTATCAAAATGGAACGTGTGGATATGTGTACTGCGGTTAATTACTGTATTGAAATGTTTCACAAGCATCGACGCGAGCAATTTGAACTGGTTAGCTTGCAGGATGCGCGTTCCAGTGACATTGAGTTATGCGGAGTTGATGGATGCGTACAGATTAAGAGTTATTGCCT